CAGCGGGTTCTGTTTCGCCTCGAACAACTCTTTCTGGTAGCCGTACATCTTGGAGATGAACTTATCCAGGAAGTCCACTTCGGTCAGGCCGCTGATGTCGTTCTTGGTCTTCTTTTCGCGCTTCTTGCCGCCACCATCGCCCCGATCGCGGCGCTGGCCTGAGGGGCGCTCCCGGGGCGCGTCCGGACTGTCGGACGACGCTGCCGGCGCAGGCTTGGCCGACTGCTTAATCAGGCGTTCACGCAGGGTGGTCAGGCGCTCCAGTTCGTCGAGTTCGCCCTTTGATAGCGTGTCGACTTTCTCCAGGATCAGGGTGATCCGCCGGCTGATGGCGGTCAGCGGTTCCTCGTCCGTCAGCATCTCGTCCCAGCATCCTTGGCGGATCCAGTAGTAGACGATTCGGATATTGGGCAGCTTCAAATGCGCCTGGATTTCCTTCACCGAACAACGGCGCAGGTAGAGGCGTTTTGCGGCTTCTTTGACTTCGGTTGGGTAGTTCATGGGCCGCAGTCTATGCGGCGAAAACGCTGGAAACGCGGGGTTAACTTCCTTGATCCGCCTATATCGCGGATATAGGAGAAGGGCGCATTTGAACCGTTTGTTTGGGGGCAAACGGCTCCCTATCGTAGCGGCTCATTCAACGATTGAGCGCAGTTATCACTCATGCCCCGTTCCCTTGTCTCCTACTGGAAACGTGTTGCCACCAGCGGCCCGACCGTCGATGGCCGCGAGATCCTTCCCCAGGAACTGCGCGATATCGCGGAGACGTACAACCCAGCGTTGTACACCGCCGTTATCTGGTGCGAACACGAGCGTTGGTTCGGTTCTTTCGGGACTGTATTCGCGGTACGCCTCATTGAGGATGCCGAGGATCTGGAGCCTGGCCAAGTCGCCCTTGAAGCGCAGCTGAAGCCTAACGACAAGTTGCTGCGCCTGAATGACGCCGGCGAAAAGGTCTTCACCAGCATTGAGATTCGCCCGAATTTCCGTGGCCGTGGCAAAGCCTATATGACCGGGATCGCGGTCACTGACGAGCCCGCCAGTGTCGGTACTCAGGAACTCTATTTTTCCAGCCGGACCAGTCGGGACGCTTACTACGCCGCATCTGTCGAGCTGGGCACCTTCCACGAAAACGAACCCAAGGGCGAGCTGGGCAAGCTCACCGCGCTGCTGACTGGCCTGTTCAAGCGTTTCAGCGCTGAAAACAGCCCCACCGAAACTACCCCGCAAACCCCAACCGAGAGCAAACCCCCAATGGATGAAGCTACCGCAACGGCTTTGAAAGCCCTGCTGGCGCAGCTGCTGGTCGTCGCTGCCGGCATTCAGGCCGTGATCGAGCCTGCAGCCGAAGAAGCACCAGAACCCGATCAGGCCCCGATCGATGACGTAAGCGCGGCAGTGGACGAAATCGTTGCCACTGCAGAAGAAGAACGCGAGTTCGCACGCAAGGGCGGCGGCTCCAATAAGGCCGTATTGGCGGCACTGTCGAACCTGCAAAAGCAGTTCACCGCACTGCAGAACACCACCACTGGCCGCCAACTGCCGCGCACCACTGGCGCAGCTGACAAAGCCAAAGCGCGGGTGCTCTGACATGGCCAATCTGAGCGCCTACGGCGCGAAAATGTATGCACAGCTGCAGCTCGACATCGCCGAAACCTATGGCGTTGAATTGGCCAGTAAACAGTTCAGCGTAGATCCGACGATCGCCCAGGAACTGAACGACGCGATTACCGCCAAGTCGGATTTCCTGCAGCGCATCAACGTCATTCCGGTGACCGAGATCAAAGGTCAAAAGGTATTTATCGGTGTTTCTGGCCCAGTCACTGGCCGCACCAATACCAAGACCACCGACCGCGAAGCCAAAGACGCTTCGGCGCTCGATGACAGCACCTATGAACTGTCCTCGACCGAATCCGACGTGGGCCTGCCGTACGCGAAAATCGACGCCTGGGCCAAGTTCCCTGACTTCCACCAGCGCTATTCGGCCGCCGTGCAGAAACAGATCGCCCTGGATCGCATCATGGTCGGTTTCCATGGTACGCACGCTGCCGTGCAAACCGATATCGACGCTTTCCCGATGTTGCAGGACGTGAACAAGGGCTGGCTGCAGCAGGCGCGTGAGCAGATCCCGGCCCAGGTGCTGAAGGAAGGTAAAACCGCCGGCAAGGTGATCCTGGGCGTGGATGGCGACTACGCCAACCTCGATGCCCTGGTGCATGACACCAAGCAGATGGTGGACGAACGTCTGCGTGATGGCGGCGACCTGATCGCCATTATCGGTACTGATTTGCTGGCGGCCGACAAGGCGAAGCTGTACGCCAAGCAAGGCGACGTGCCGACCGAAAAAGAGCGCATTGAAGAAGCCCAGGTGATCGCCACCTATGGCGGTTTGCCGAGCTTCAGCGTGCCGTTCTTCCCGGTCAACGCCGTGGTGGTCACCAGCTGGGACAACCTGTCGATCTACTTCCAGGATTCGAGCTGGCGCAAGCAGACCGTGGAGAACTCCAAGCGCTCCCGCGTCGAGGATTACAACAGCCGCAATGAAGGCTACGTGATCGAGCAGCTGGAGAAGTTCGCGATGACCGAGAACGTGGAGCTGGTGAAGTGAGCCTGGCTCTTGCGCACAAGCGCCGCATGCTCGCCTCCGGGGGCGCCGCCTTAGCCGCTGCTGCAGCGGCACCGCTGGCGTACTCGCCGGCGGAAGCCCTGAGCAGCCCGGCCAATGCACGCAAACACCTGCTGCTGATGGAAGCGTCCCTAGATCAGGATCTGGAGCGCCTGAGCGCGCTCAAGAACCTGGCCAGCAAGCAGTCGCTCAAGCGCGAGGAACTGCTGCCCAAGTACCAGGACTTCATCCAGCGCTATATGGAATCGGGCCTGGTAATGCCGAACCGCGTCCTGGTGCAGGTGATGGTCTGGCTGTTCGACACCGAGCAGTTCGAAGACGGGCTGGAGCTGGCGGACTTTGCGATCGAGCAGGGCCAGCAGATGCCGGAGCGCTTCAAGCGCCGCGATGTGCAGACCTTCGTCGCGGATGCGGTGATCGAGTGGGCTTACGCCGAGTACAACGCCCAGCGCAGTCCGGAGCCGTACCTGTCCGACCTGCTGCCGCGTGTCGATGATGAATGGGAGCTGACCGAACAGATCCCCTCCAAGTACCACAAGTTGATCGGCATGCGCGCCATGGAAGCCGAACACTGGGAAACCGCGCTCAAACATCTTGAGCGCTCCACTGAGTTGTACTCGAAGGCCGGCAACGAGACCCGCATTCAGAAGTGCCGCAAGGCACTGGCCAAACAAATGACCGCCGCCACCGGCGCCGAATAACCGACTACCCCCCCAGCGGGGAACTGTGGACGTGTGTCTGCCATTTATGGCCAGCCCCACGAAAAACAGTTTCCCCGCCCTAATTTGAGCGGCCAGTAATGAGCTTTTCAGGCAAACCCACCACCTTTGTGGAGCAGGCGATCGAGAACGACGGCTTCTGGCCGGACCTCTCCGTGGCCGAGCTCCAGAAGGGTTACCGCCTGCCGGCGGAGTACCTGGTAGACATGCTGGCCGCTGAACTGACCACGGCGATGATCGAGGTCAATCGCGATCTGGCCAAGCGCAAAAGCCAATGGCAGAACGTGGGCGTCACCACAGTGGAATCTGCGGACACCACGGTACTGCCCGAGCGCACATTTCACACAGCGACGTACAAGCGCGCCGTGTATTGCCGCGCCAAGGCCAGCTTGCTGACCCAGTTCGCCACCGTGACCCGTCGTGAAAGCGCGGAAAACACCGGCAAGGAACTGCCTGAACGTGGCGAAACCTTCCTCGAGTTCAGCCAGCAAGCCGTCCGCTCGCTGCAGGGCCGTGGCCGCATTACGGCGGTGCTGCTGTGATCAAACTTCGCGCCCTGACCACGTACCTGATCGATCGCCAGTTGGTGGCGACTGACCAGCTCGACAGCTGGACCGACCAGGTCAACCTGGAACTGATCTGGAAGCCCGACGTCGGCGGCATGCGCATGGGTGACATGCGCTATAGCGCCACGATCGCGCTGGAGCGTTTCGCCGATCACCCGGGGCGCCTGATGGCGTTGGTGGGGAGCTGGCTCGAGAACAACGACCAGGATCGCGACGAACTGCCAGCGGCGAAGTTCGATATCACCATGCTCGACAGTGATCTGGCCGACGTCGACATCACCCTGGAGTTCATCGAACCGCAGTACCTGGCCGAGGATCCGGAGGGCGAAATTCAGGCCCACGGCAAGACCTGGTCATTTATCCCATTTGACCTGTGGACCGCCGAACACGGCGAGGTATCGAGCCGTGGCCGGTCGTAGCACTTTCGAGCTCGATGCCCGGGGCTATCTGGGCGTGCGCGAGCAACTGGCCCTGCTCAGTCTCCCGCCGCAACTGCGCCGGCGTTTGCTGAACAACGTCTCCAAGCGCGTGCGGACGATGAGCCGTAAGCGCGTGCGCGATCAGCAGAACCTGGACGGTTCACCGTTCGAGGCACGCAAGGGTTCGGGCAAGGGCAAGAAGAAAATGGAGGCGGGCCTGGCCAAGTTGATGCAGGTCACCCGTGTCAGCCCCGATGAAGCCGTACTGGGCTGGAAAAATGCCCTGACCAGTTGGGTCGCGGCGCAGCAACACAACGGCGTCAGTGAGCGTCGCACGGCGGCCCAGATGAAGCGCTGGAACAAGGTTCCCGACGGCCTGGCTGCCACGGAAAAGCAGGCAAAGCGTCTTCGCCGGTTGGGCTTCAAGGTCCGCCAGGAGGGCAAAAAGTCACTGACCAGGCCGTCAGTGGCCTGGATTCAAGAACACGTCAATTACGCCAAGGCGGGGCTGCTGATCCGCATCTTGGACGACGAAAAGACCGAGAGCAGCGGCGCGCAAAGCTGGGAAATCACCTTGCCCAAGCGCCAATTCATCGGCGTCAGCACCGAGCGCGATACCGCTTTGTTGCTGAACCAGGTGCTCCAACAAATCCTTAATTCACCCCGCTAGCGAGGCACTGCATGGCACTCGGCAAAGTCAGCGTTAACAATCTCAATCTGGGCCAGGGTGCCGTGACTGAGATCGAGCGCTATTTCCTTTTCATCGGCACCGGCGCCAAGAACGTCGGCCAGCTGCTCCCCCTCAATACCGACAGCGACCTCGAGAGCGCCCTGGGCATTCCGGCCAGTGACCTGAAAACCCAGATCACCGCCGCACGCCTGAATGGCGGCGATCGCTGGGCGTGCCTGGCGGCCCCGATCGCGGCCGATGGTGATTGGTCTGCAGCCCTGGCCAAGGCCCAGCAACAAGGCTTTTCCGTGGAGGCGGTGGTGATCACCACGCCGGTGACGGCCGGCGCTGACCTGTCGGACATGCATGACGCGGCCGTGGCACTGAACAACACCTTTGGCCGTCGCGCTTTCGTCATGGCGGCGAGTGCCGGCATTACCGTCCAACAGACCTGGGCGGAATACCTGACTGAACAGAAGGCGATCACCAACGACCTGGCCGCGCCGCGTGTCCTGGTCGTGCCTCAGCTGCACGGCAATGACCTGGGCGTGTTGGCCGGCCGTCTGGCCAACGCCGCCGTGAGCATTGCCGACAGCCCGATGCGGGTGGCCTCCGGTGCACTGCTGGGCTTGGGCAGCGTTCCCGTCGACAAAGATGGCGTGCCGCTGCCATCCGCCATCCGTGCCGAGCTGGATAAAGCGCGATTCTCCGTGTCGCAAACCTACCCCGATTACCCGGGCGTGTTCTGGGGCGACGGCAACATGCTCGATGCACCGGCCAGCGACTTCCAGGTGGTCGAGTACCTGCGCCTGGCCGACAAGGCTGCTCGCCAAGTCCGCCCGTTGCTGATCCGCCGCGTCGGCGATCGACGCCTGAACAATACCCCCAACAGCATGGCTGCCGCCATCAGCGCGTTCATGAAGCCGCTGCGCCAGATGGCCAAGTCCACCACCTTCGCCGGCCAGGTGTTCCCGGGTGAGATCGAGTCGCCCCAGGACGGCGACATCGTCCTGGTGTGGCTCAGCAAAACCAAGGTTGAGATCTACATCAAGATTCGGCCGCTCAACTGCCCGAAAGACCTCACGGCGAACATCGCCCTGGATCTTTCCAACGACGATTCGGAGTAACCCCTATGTCCCGTATTGGCGGTAAAAACTTCGACATCAACCTGGGCGATCTCCAGATTCATGTCGAAAGCTGCACCCTGGATATCACCGACAACACCGCCGTGGCGCAAACCCGTGGCGTACCTAACGGCCATGTTGACGGCGACGTGGCAGCCAGCGGTGAGTTCGAGTTCGACACCAGCAACTTCAACCTGCTGATCGAGGCCGCACGTTCTGCCGGCAGCTTCCGCCAGTTGGAGCCCTTCGACTCGGTGTTCTTTGCCAAAGCCGGCGAAGAGGAACTGCGCATCGAGGCGTTCGGCTGCAAGTTGAAGGTGTCCAGCCTGCTCAGCGTCGATCCTAAAGGCGGCGAGAAGTCCAAGCACAAGGTGCCTTTCGAGGTCACCAGTCCGGACTTCATCCGCGTCAACGGCGTGCCGTACCTGGCAGCGGCCGAGATCGAGGGCCTGCGCTGATGGTTTGTCCGTTCGACCGCGCCCAGGCCTTGGAGCAACGCCAGCGTGACCAGGCGATCGCCGCCCAACTGGCCCGCACGCGGCCGAGCGGGCCAAGCCTGACCCACTGTGAAGATTGCGATAAGCCAATCCCGGAAAAACGCCAGGCGCTGGGCGGTATGACCCGCTGCGTGCCATGCCAAACCTTTGTCGAACAGGGACCGCGCCGATGAATGCTCGCGCCACGCCGAAAGCCAGTCTGGAGAGCCGTTTCGCTGTGCTCGAGCACCGCGTCAGCGACTTGGAAGACCGCCATGAAACAGTGCCAACGAGGGTCACGCGATTGGAAGGCGAGTTCGAACACATGGCCGTCCAGCTCTCGGACCTGAATGACGGCCAGCGCGAGCTGACCGCTACCGTGTCCGATATCGGTACCAAGGTGACCCGAATGCTCGCCGTACTGACCGTTCTGGGCGTCGTAGCGCAGATGGTCGGGCCGGCACTGCTGCGGGTCCTGTTCCCATGAGCCTGCGCAGCAAGATTGCGGCCGGCGCGATTGTCCTGGTCAGCGCGCCCCTGCTCGCGTTCCTGGGCAAGTGGGAGGGCAGCGGTCAGAACGTCGTCTACGCCGACCAACTGGCCCGGGGCCTGCCGACGGTGTGCAAGGGCATCACCCGTTACACCAGCCCCTATCCGCTGGTGGTTGGTGACTATTGGTCGCCGGCGCGCTGCGTCGAGGTGGAGCAGCTGGTGGTTGAGAAAGGCCAGTTGGCACTGGCTGACTGCCTGAGCAACCCGGCGATCGGGCAGAAGACCTTCGACGCCTTGAGCAGTCACGGTCACAACTTCGGTGTGCCCAGTACCTGCGCTAGTCGAGCGGTCGGCCTGATCAATGCCGGCCATATCGCCGAGGGCTGCAAGGCACTGGCCTGGGGCCCGGACGGCAAGACCCCGGTGTGGTCGTCGGTGACCGATGCCCAAGGCCGCAAGAAGTTTGTACCGGGGCTGCACGCTCGCCGGCGGGCCGAAGCGGCTATGTGCGCGGAGGGCTTGTGATGCTCCGCGAGATTCTGTTTCCGCTGCTGGTGTGCCTGGCAGCCTTCGTAGGATTCGAGATCCTGGAAGGCCAGCGCGACACCGCCCGAGCAGAACGGGACGCCGCGCAGTCCGAGGTCAATGGCCTGCGCGAGGCCGCCCGCATCAGCGGCGAAATGCTCGCCACCCGAGACGCAATCGACCGCAACCGCACCCAGGAACTGAACGATGCCCGCACTGAAATCGACACTCTGCGCCTTGATGTTGCCGATGGCCGTCAGCGGCTGCGCTTCAAAGCCACCTGCAGCGTCACCGCGCCTAACACCACCGGCGCCGGCGGCGTGGCTGATGCTGGCACCGCCGAACTCGCAGCAGACGCTCGATCGGATTATTTCACCCTCAGAGACCAGCTTGCCCTCAGCAAGCAAATGATCCTGGGCTTGCAGGACTACGTGCACCAGGTGTGCCTGCGCTGACCTGAACCACCCCTTTAACCCACCACTACAACGGACACGAACATGAGCCAGATCCAATCCCGCGATATCACCCTGGAAGTCGGCGACAAAGAGTTTGCTTTCACCCTGTCGCCCCAGGACGTCACCAAGTACTTCAACGCCATGACCGCCAACAACAAGGTCGCGCCGTCCTTCAACCTGCTGAGCAGCACCGTGCTGCCGGCACAGAAGGCCGAACTGCGCGAGCTGCTGGCCAACCCGGTGATGACCATGCAGCTCGCCGGTGCGCTCCTCGAGGAGTACGCCCCTGACGTCGAGATCATCGTAAAAAAGCCCTTGAGCACGCTGACCGCCTGAACGAGGACGGCCTGGGCCAATTGATGGCGCTGACCAACCGGTGGCTGCCTGGCGCCGAGCCCAGCATTGAAAACATGGGCACGGCCAAGTGGCTGGAAGACGAACATTGGAAGCGCATGGAGTTTGCCGTGGCCAACGGCATTGCCCATGCGCTAAACGGATAGAAAACACATGGCCGACCGTAGCGCCCGCCTGGACTTCATCCTGGCCCTGACCGACAAGGTCACCGCACCACTGGGCAAGGTGAAAATGGGTTTCTCCGAGCTGACCGAGCAAAGCGAAAAGAACATCAAAACGATGGGCTTGGGCTTGGGTGGTGTGGCGGGCGCTTTTGTTGGCATCAACGAATCGCTGCAGCCAGCCTTGGAAATGAACCGCGCCCTGGGCGAGGTCAAATCGCTGGGCGTGGCTGAGGACGCGCTGACGGCGCTGAATCAGAAGTCCCTGGAGTTCTCGGTGAACTATGGCGAGAACGCCCGGGATTTTGTCGCCTCGGCGTACTCCATCGAGGGCGCTATCAAGGGGCTGACCGGTAGCCAGTTGGCCACCTTCACCAACACCAGCAACCTGTTGGCCAAGGCCACCAAGTCCGACGCCGAAACCATGGGCGCCTACGTGGGCACCATGTACAACCTGTTCAAGGGCCAGGCTGACGCCATGGGCAAAGGCGAGTGGGTTGAAAAACTGGGCGGGCAGACCGCCCTAGCGGTGCAACTGTTCCGAACCGACGGCGCCCAGCTCAAGGACGCATTCAAGGAAGTGGGCTCGATTGCCACCGCCGCCGGCGTGGATATCGCCGAGCAGTTCGCGGTGATCGGCTCGTTGAGCAGCACCATGGAGGGGGGCGACGCCGGTGGCCGGTACAAGGCGTTCTTCGAGAACCTGGGCGCCGCTTCCGAAAAAATGGGGATGACGTTCACCGACTCCAACGGCAAAGCGTTGCCCATGCTGCAGATCATGGAAAAGCTCGAGGGCAAACTGGGTGACCTGACCAGCGCGTCGGCCAGTACCAAGCTCATGGAGGCCTTTGGCGGTGAGGGTGCCCAGGTCATTACCTCCCTGGCGAAGGACACCGATCGCCTGCGCAACGGCATGGATAAGCTGGGCAAGGTGCGCGGCCTTGAGGACGCCGAGAACATGGCAAAGGCCATGGTGGATCCGTGGCAACAGTTCGCGGCGGCCGTTGAAGCGTTGCGCATTGCCTTCGGCCAGGCACTGATCCCGATTCTTACCCCACTGATGGCCAAGCTGTCCGGCATTGCCGGCAGCATGACCCGCTGGACTCAGATGTTCCCCAACATCACCCGGGTGATCGGCATTGTCTCGCTGACGATCCTCGCGCTCATTGCCGCCATGTCGTTGCTGACCTTTGCCGTCGGCGCCGGCCGTATGGCCTGGCTGGCCATGGTGACCGTCTGGAAAGTGGTGCAACTGCTCAACCTGCGCGCCGTGGCCGGCTTCCTTCTGCAGGTGGCCGTCATCGCGCTGTACGTGGCTGGCCTGACGGTGCTGTACACCTCGATGGCGTTGATTCGCGGCGGGATGCTGCTCTGGCAGGGCGCGATCTGGCTCGTCAACGCCGCGCTGCTGGCCAACCCGGTCGTGTGGATCGTGATCGGCGTCATGGCCTTGGTCGCGGCGGTGATTGCCGCCGTTGTGTACTGGGACCAGTGGACGGCCGCGCTCATGAACAGCGAGGCGTTCAAGTGGGTCAGCGATCAACTGGCCGCGCTTTCTGAATGGTTCACGTCCATGGGCGGCTGGAGCGGCATGGCCAAGGCCGCCTGGGACGGCATCGTGGCGATCTTCCATACGTCGATCAACAACCTGATCGAAATGCTGAACAAGATCCCCGGCGTCGACATCGAGACCAAGTTCGGTGCAATGCCCGAGGTGCCCGGTACCGACATCGGTGCCAACACCGTGGACGGTGCTGCAGCCGCGCAGAAAGCCCAGCAGACCATCAATGCGGCCATTCCAAGCCTGTCGCCGGCGCGGCCCAACGCCGTGCCCCCGGGTGGCCTGCTGACAAGCATCCAGAACAACAACAGCAGCCAGAACAAGGGCACCCATGTGGAAACGCTGAACATCAATACCGCCAAGCCTATGACCCCGCTGGAGCTCGAAAACATGATGAGCATGGCGGTACCAGGATGAGCGAATACATCGACCTTTTGATCCACGACAACGACCTGGTGCTCGATCCATCCCGGCAGCCGCTGCTGATCGATGACCGAGCCAGCATCGCCCAGGACATCGCTCACATGATCCGCGACAGCGGTCTGCTGGTGACCCTGGTCGCCGAACGCAACAGCCTGAAACAGCGCGACTGCATTCAGCAACTGGAGCTGCTGGTGGAGGCCGATGAACGCCTGGTACCGGGAACGGCATTGATCACCCAGCTCGAGCCGGGGCAGTACCTGGTGACGGCCACAACCATGAAATTTGGCACTATCGAGGTGACGGTGTGAGCGACGTCGATTTCAAGCAAGCGTTAACCGACGCCGGCATCCCGACCACCGAAGCGGGTCTGCGCCAGGCGTGGGAGGCGGAGGTGGTTGCCCAGGGCAGCAAACTGAGCAACACCAGCACCTGGTCGCCGTTCTGGCGCGTGATCACCTCACTGGTGACCAAGCCGGTGATGTGGATTCTCGACTTCTTCATTGCCACGGTATTGCCGAACTTCTTCGTCAAAACCGCCGTGGATGCCTGGTTGGATATGTTGGCCTGGGGGGTGAACGTCGAGCGAAAAGGCGCGACCAAGGCCAAAGGTTTTTTGCTCTTCACCCGTATGGCTCCCGGTGGCGCCCTCGAGGTCGCGGCGGGCACGGTGGTGCAGTCGGCCGCGATCAATGGCCACGTCTACCAACTGGTGACCACGTCGGTCGGCACCTTTACCGATGGTGTCATGCAGTTGCTGGTCCCGGTTGAAGCGGTGGCCGTCGGCAGCGGGTTTAACCTGGCGCCGGGGTATTACGCCGTGTTGCCGGTACCGATCCCCGGCATTGCCCAGGTGACCAACGCTGACGGCTGGTTGACCACGCCCGGGGCGGACAAGGAACCCAGCGACGAACTGCGCTTGCGCGTGCGCAACCAGTTCTCGGCGGTGAACCAGTGGCACACCGACGCGGTGTATCGGGCGATGATTTCCGCCTTCCCGGGCGTGCGTCCGGATGGTGTGTATTTCGAGCATGACGCCCCACGCGGTCCCGGCAGTGCCAACGCCTTTGTATTGTTCGATGCGGACGTGCCGGCAGCGACGTACCTGGAACAGATCAACGCGCACATCCGCGACCTGGGCAACCATGGCCACGGCGATGACCTACTGGTGATGGTCATGCCTGAAACCCAGCACGCGTTGCGGGTGACGCTCTGGCCGCGCTCGACATTGACCGAAGCCCAGCGCCAAACCCTGCAGGATGAAACCGCGTTGTTCATCCGGGCGGCGTTTCGCGAAAGCACCACCAGCGACTACCAGCCGACGCTGACCCTGCCGCAATCGCGGTTTTCCTTCAGCCGCCTGGGTGAAGAACTGCACCAACAGTTCCCGGGGATCGAGTCGCTGCACTTCGACAACGACGACATCCTCTCGGAACTGAACATCCCCCGGATCCAGAGCCTGCAGGTGCTGATCAATGATTAAGCTCAGCCTGCCTTTCTGGCTGGGCGGCGCGGAGCTGCAGAAGCTCACAGCCGCCGCACAATCCTGGTGGGGAAAAGTCGAGGGTTGGTTGCGCTGGCCGCTGCTGCAGCTGGACGCCGACACTTGCCACCTGACCGTGCTCGATCTGCTGGCCTGGCAGCGCGACATCACCCGCTTCAAGGGCGAGCCGGAACCTCTTTACCGCCTGCGCGTGAAGTTCGCCTTCATCAACGCGGTGGACGCCGGCAGCACTGCCGGCATGAAACGCATCCTGGTGCGTCTTGGCGTCGGTTACGTCGAGATCGAGGAGCGCATGCCCGATCGGGATTGGGACGTGGTGCTGCTGCGTTTCTCCGACTCCCAGCTGTCGCAGAACCCCGAGTTGCTGCGCGTGTTGATTCAGCAATACGGCCGCACTTGCCGGCGCTATGACTTTGTAACCCTCACTCCGGTGGCCCTTCGTGTCGCCGTGGTCGACTTCAACGACGACCAGCAAACGCTGGTTGCCAGCCTGTAGGAGCCCCCAATGGGAGCCAGTATTACCCTTGCCGGCGAAAGCTTGATTGCACAGAAACACGCCGCCAATCAGACGCTGGACGTTGCGCGATTCATCTTTGCCAATGTCCCAGGACTTGATCCCAGCGGCCCGGTTGACCGCGCCGCGGCTAAACCGCCGATCGGCCAGATTGTCCACGTCCAGGACATCCCCAACGAAAACGCCGGCTATGTGAATCCCAACCAGGTGGTCTACAGCGCACAGATTGGCTCCGATATCGGCGACTGGGATTTCAACTGGATCGGCCTGGAGTCGGAGGAAGGCGTGTTGTTCGCCGTGGCTTACGTCGCCCTGCAGCAGAAACGCCGGAACATCCCGCCGCTGCAGATCGGCAACAACCTGACCCGCAACTTCCTGGTGGCCTACGACGGCGCCCAAGCGCTGACCGGTATCACGGTCGATGCCAGCACCTGGCAGCATGATTTCACCGTGCGCCTGGCCGGCATCGATGAGCGCGAGCGTTTGAGCAACCGCGACACCTTTGGCCGCGCCTGTTTCTTTGGCAGCGCGCTGCAGCTGGAGAAGGTCGGCAGCACCTACCAGGTGAAACCCGGGACGGCCTACGTCGAGGGCATTCGCCTGACGCGCTCGACCGTGCTGCCGGTGGTGCCATCAGGCTTCCCGACCACGGCCTGGCTCGACGTGTCCCTGCAGCGTGAGCTCAGCGATGTGGTCGCCAGCTGGCAGATCGTGTTTGCCGTCGATCGCCCGGACTATGCCGACAGCCTCGGTGTGCGGCACTACTGCGTGGCGATCGCTGATCTGCCGACCAGCAACAGCATCATCGATCGCCGGACCGTGGAGCCGATCGACACCGCCTTGGTGGAGTACTTCGCCTCACGGGCTTTCGTGCGCGACGAAATCAACAAGCTCGACAGCAAGCAATCGGCGGCGGTGGCCACCACCGCATCCATAACCCTGAGCGGTACGCAGACCGTTGACGGTATCGCCTTGGCGATCGGCGACCGCGTCCTGGTGAAGAACCAAGCAGCGGCTGAGCAAAACGGTCTTTACCTGGTCGCCGCCGGCGCCTGGTCCCGCGCGGCGGATGCGGACGCGAGCCTCGAGGTCACCCCGGGGATGTTGGTTCCGGTCGAGAAGGGCACCACCAACGGCGACAGCCTTTGGCAGTTGGTGACTGACGGTCCGATCGTTCTCGGGACTACTGCGCTGACCTTTGAAATCGCCAGCGGCCCGACCGGTCTGGCGGCTGGCACGTACCGCAGTGTCACCGTGGACAAGCGTGGCCGGGTCATTGGCGGCACCAACCCGTCGACATTGGCCGGTGCCGGCATCACCGATGCTCTGACCACCACGCAAACCAAACAACTCTTTCCATTTCGTGCCCAGGTTTCGTTCGGCTCGCCCGGGGTTTTTTCCTGGGTGGTTCCGGAGGGCGTCTACAAGGTTTACGCCAAAGTGACCGGCGCCGGTGGCGGTGGCCGTAATAGCTCGCTGTTCGGCGGTGGTGGCGGCGGCGGTGGCGTGGCCGAAGGGCTGGTGGATGTTACCCCGGGCCAAAACATCTCGATCACGGTCGGTTCCGGCGGGCTTGGTGCGGCTTATTCCGTATCTGATGGTGTCGGAGGCACCGGTGGCTCTTCTGCATTTGGCACATACATGTCCGCAACCGGTGGCAGCAGTGGCACCACCAGCGGTCAGGGCGGCTATTCCGGTACCGGCACAGGCGGCGAGCTCAATTATGGCTTGGGTGACGGTCAAGGCGCTGGTCGTGTGAATACGTCGTCGTTGGGTGTCGCTGGCTCCGGAGGAGGCCCGGGTGGCGCGGGTGTTCCTGTAACGGCCAGCGGGGTGAGCACTGGCAGTCTGCGTAATGGTCGCGGTCCTGGCGGTGGCGGCGGCGGGCGGATGGACAACGGCGGATATGCGGGAGACGGCGCCCCGGGTGCAGTCACCATTCGTTACTGAGGAAGAGAGCTATGTGGGCACGAATTGATAACGGCACCGTGGCCGAACTCACGGACATTGACCCAACAGGACGGTTTCACCCGTCCATGGTATGGATGGCCTGCGCAGGCAACGTGCAACCTGGTTGGGTACTGATCAATGGCCAGTTGAAAGAGTCCGGCGAGCTGCTGCCGCAATTGCACCAGCAAAAGCTGCAGGAGGTCGAGCGAGCCTGTGAAGCAGTCATTATCGCGGGCTTCTGGTCCTCGGCGCTGGGCGTGTCTCATGCCTACAGTAGCGAGATTCACGACCAGTTGAACCTCAACGGTGCGATCTTGAGCAACCAGGACATGCCTTATCCATGCCGAAACGAGGACGGCACGCGGGCATTCCTGCTGCATTCTCATGCCCAACTGCTGGAGGTCGGGCAGGATCTGGCGGTCTATAAGCTGAAGCTGCTCCAGTACGCGCATTTGCTCAAACAGCAATTGGATGAGGCGTTGGCTGCCGGCGACCAAAGTGCGCTGGAAGCCGTCGTTTGGGGGAGCCAGCCGTGAACTGGGCCCCGGTCACCATGCGCTGGCCAGAACAGGCCACCCAATGGATGGGCGAACTGACGGCCGCCAAGGATCTGGCCAGCGTTGAGCTGGTCAGCACGGCGCAGCGCCTGGCCGGTCTCGATGGATTGACCAGCACCAACCCGGGGCCAGTCGGTACCGCTGCCCAGGGCGCAATCGACGCCGGCCGTGCGGCCTTGGCCGGTCAAATGGGTGAGGCTCCGGCCTGTCTGGTGGTGACGCCGTTTCAAAGCGGCATCGGCCAAGGACGTGGCAACCAGCGTTTTCTGTCGGCACCCAACCTGCTGCAGCAACTGGCGGGCAAACTGATCGACAGCACCGACACTGGGCGCCCGACTGGGCCGCAGTACGCGCTGTCGCTGTTGTTCCTGGGCACCAATTTCGCCCAGTTGGCCGGCACCTTGTCGCGCTTCAATGCGTTGCTGCCGATCCCTGACCTGGTGCGCGCTGAGCGCCGTGCGGGGCACCTGTCGACGCTGGAGACGGAAAAGTGGGTGATCCCCAATTCTGGCCCATTGCCGCGCTGGCAATCGCTGCCGCTCGAGCGCTGCACCGTGGTCAAGGCCGCCAAGCAATCCATGGCCGGCCAACTGGCAGTGCTGGAGAGCTACGCGGCCGATAGCTCGCCGATGGGCGATCTGGCTGCGCTGGCCACGCGCAAGGCTGCTCAGCAGCAGGGCCGCGATCAGCAACTGAATGACCTCAAGGCACTGCTGGCCGGCGGCTCGGCAGACACCAGCATGCGGGCGCGCCTGATCGGCCCCGGTGACGTCAACGAACTGCGCCGATCGCTGCTCGAGGGAGAGGCCCCGGGGCACGAATGGGTGCAATCCGCCGGCGTGTTGCTGGTCGGCTCGCTGCAAGGGTTGAGCTTTGTCCGGGAGTTGGTCGGCCTATGACCCTACTACTCGACGGCGAACTGGTCCTGGGCAAGAACATGAAGATCACCGCCAATCTGCGGATTGAGAGCGATGACATGTCCGGGCAGACCAGCAACACGCAGACCGCGCACAAGGGTTTCAAGCCCAAAACCCTGGCAGTGACGCTGATGATCCCCTTTATCGATGCGGTGCAGCTGCGCACCCTCATGCGCCTGGCAGAAGCCACGGCCAGCGGTGGCCAGCTCAAAATGTACCGAATCGTCAACGATACCGCCGCTGCGTTCGGCATCCGCGAGGTGCAGTTTTCGGACGGTGTCAGCGCCAGGGAAGACGACACGCGGGCCGCTTGGCTGGTGCAGTTCACGTTGTCGGAAAAGGCCTCGAACCCGGAGAAGGTCGAGCAGCGCCGTGCAGCGAATGGCGTCAGCGCGCAGTCAGCACCTGGCCAAGCGGTGGGTGGATCGGCCGCCGGCGGCGCATCCGGCACCGGCCAAGAGTTGAGTGGCTTTGAAAAGACCCTCAAGAAACTGGACGACTACCTGGCGCCGAAGACATGAAGCTGCACAAAGTTTTGACGATCGCCGGCACGGTCTACCCGCTGATCAAGGATGAAGTCCGTCTGGACATCAAAAGCCCCGGCCGGGCGACGTTCACGGTGCAGGCCGGTGAGTCTTTGAAAGGCTTGGTGACGCTGGATATCGGCTACAACGACAGTACGCTGCAGCGCCACTTCCTTGGCTACGTCGAACGATCGACCGCTGCCAACAGCACCCAGCAACTGGTGGCCTGCCGTGAACTGGCCTCGATCCTGGCCAACCCTTTGCCGCTGAACCTGCGGCACGTCGACCTGCAGGCCGTGCTAGCCGAGATCAGCGACAAGACCGGGCTGCAATTCCGGATCCCCGACAAGGCCTATGCCAAGGTCAAGGCGCCGTACTTCTACAGCCTGGCGGCGGGCTATTTGGCGATGGACAGCCTGGCCAGTGTGTTCAGCATCCCCGACTTTATCTGGCAGCAGCAGGGCGACGGCGAAGTGTTTGTGGGCAGTTGGGCCGACAGCTTTTTCGGTACCCGCTCTGCGCTGCAGCTGCCCGTCGAACTGTTCGACGGCTACCAGGGCAATCAAAGCGCGATGATCGCGCCCCTTCCAGGGCTCCGACCAGGTGCAACCATCAACCAGGGCGAGCGGATCACCAGTGTGACCCTTGCCGGCAATCAAATGGCGATCAAATGGATGACGCAATCAAGCGCAGCGTAGCGCGCCAATTTCCCGAACTGAGCGGCGGTTACCACTTGCCGCGCTTTGGCCGCGTGGTCGCGGTCCCTGACGCGCCAGCGGCGCCTGGGCTGTGTGACGATTTTCGGCCGCGCTTTGGCGTCGACGTCGAAGTGCTGACCCCAGATGGTGAGCTGGATCCGGATCTGCCGATCCTCACCAGCCTGCCGTTGCCGGCACCAATGGGCGGACAAGAGGCCGGCATGTTCGGCTTTCCGGAGGAGGGCACCACGGTGGTGGTCAGCTTCGCCTATGGCCTGCCCCACAAGCCTTTCATCACCCAGATTCTGCCGCACGGCCTGAGCCTGCCCCGGGTGCCGAAAGGCGACCAGGTGTGGCAGCACAGCGAGGCCTGCCAGCAGCGCGTCGACGCCGATGGCAATTGGCTGCGCCAGACCGATGGCAAGATCCAGGATAAGGCGATCGAGCGCGAAGTCGAAGCCCTGGACAACACCGAGAGCTTCCAGACTCACACCAGGACGGTGGACGATCATTCGACCGAGTCCGTGGGTGGTATCAAGAAAATCGAGGCGCTGGGTGCGCTCAAACTGTTGTCGGGCGGATCCGCGAGCTTGGCGGCGGTAGATGATTTGCACCAGGCAACCGGCCGCGATCTGAATCTGGTGGTGGGGCAGAAACACAACGCCACGGTCGGTGGCGACATGCAGGAGAAAATCCAAGGCCTGCGCAGGAGTGTGACTGGGATCAGCCAGAGCCTAAAAGCACCCAAGACGTGGATCGGATCGGAAGGGGTCAACGTGCTACGGGTGTTGGGCGATACGCTCGATCTGCTCGAGCAGATGGCCACCCAGATAGCCAGCCACGTCCATGGCTCCAGCCCAGTACCGACCACAGCGACGGCATTCACCGCAGACGCAGCGAAAGCCGCATTGCTGTCGGCAGAGTTAGGTTCGGTCACACTATAGTGCGCCCAATAAAAAACCCGCCCTGGCCGAAGCCTGGACGGGTTTCCCCAGGAGGGACCTCAGTTACAGGTCATCCCAGTTGTCGCGGATGAATTCATACAGGCGATAGCACCGGTACAGGTTCATCAAACCACTCAGAGCACGAAAAAACTTCTTCATACTTAAAGGCCTCTGAATGGCCTGCCTCCAGCGTTTTTTCCGGAACACATACGCCTTCGAGATTCTCGTTGAAGGTCCCTGTGAGGCGGCCGGTTGTGGTCCCCTCAATGGAATCCGGCGCGGGTTACTAATCCGCGTCGAGGGGGTGAAACTTTTTTATCCCCCCAGCTCCGGACCTCACATGAAAACGAGCGGCGCCATGTTAACCCATTTCATACGAAGCGATACCACATAG